TTGCCTTCGTGAGGATGGCACACGACGACCCGATTGCTGGGTCAAGACATACAGCTGACTGCTTGCAGTTAACAACGACGAGCGATGGCTCTGCGACGCAACGGCAAGAAGGTAAAGAAGATCACTCTCAAAGTGAAACCTCGTCGCAAGGGGGGAGATCGCCGCTCCAATGCACGATCACGTGCCACGACGGTGTTGGCACAAGGAGCGGGGGCAGTGACGAAGAAGGCTTTTGGCTCTGTGGATTCTCATACTCACGCGGTGTGGGACGCCAAATTGTCTCAGCACTTGCCACTGCCGCGAGCTGTTGGTCCGTATACGGTTATCCGTTCCACCAGGCGAGTTAACATCAACCAAGAATGCAACATCATTGGCTGCTTCAAGCAGTCACATGGTGGTGTAGGAGTGGAGAATTGGAACGGAATCTGTATGATATCGGACGTGGCAGCAACACTACCGATCAATGATCCCAACAATGCAGCATCCTTCACCTTACCACTTGGTGGTTTGGGGGCGGCTGTTACGCTTGTACCGTCTGCGATATCATTGCAGCTCATGTGCCCAGCACCACTACAAACTGCGGAAGGAATTATCTATGCAGGGCTCATGAACACGATGCCGGACGTGGGCAACCGCGCGGAGACCTGGCGCTCGTATTTTGACAAGTTTGTCAATTTCCAGTCGCCACGGCTTCTTACCGCCGGTAAACTTGCTTTGAGGGGTGTGCAGATTGATTCGTACCCTCTCAACATGTCAGATGTGTCTGACTTCACCGCGCGATACAACTCAGTGGACAACTCTGGGTTCACGTGGAATGACTATGTGGCTGAGCCACGCGGTTGGGCACCAATCATGGTGTACAATCCGAGCCATGCAAACCTTGAGTATTTGATTACGGTCGAATACCGGGTTCGGTTCGACTTGGACAACCCAGCATCAGCCAGCCACACACATCACCCCGTTGCTTCAGACGCAACATGGGACCGCCTGATGACACAGGCAGCAGCAATGGGGAACGGCGTCAGGGATATTGCGGATGTTGTAGCAAACATCGGCGAAGCCGCTGGCAAGCTTCGAGGAGCAGCTAGGATGGCTGCAATACTGTAAGTTGACTGCGTAGTTGGCTGCGATATCTTGATGTACAGCAAGTGAGATATCTGCAGCGCCCATTACGGGATGCATCCAACTGTCTGGAGCCGGGCAGTTGGAAATTCAAGCCCTCCGTCTTTGGGCATGGATGGTGAGCGTTGAGTCAGAACAGGGTGAGCCGACGGGCCCTCTAGGAGTGAAATATCACTAGAGTGAGGCATGCGGCAAGTACCAAAAGACGTAGCAAACCTGAAATGCCTTGGTGGAGGCAAACTAACGATTGGCGATCACAAACCTATCCGGGACTCCTGCGGAGTTCCTAAG